ATCAACCTATTTGTAACACCCGATGGCGAGGTTCCCCCTCAAGGTTCCTCGGACTAGCATGGCGAGGTTCGTCGTACCCCGGCGTAAACGCCTGCTGGCCACGTGGGGGCGGGTCCTACCCCACCCCCACGTAATGCGTGTAGCCCCGAAGGACCGCCGCATTTGACGGCACAATATCTGCTAGGATATTCAAATTACCAGCCTTTATTGCGGCCTCGGCCCGAAGCTGCTCTGGTATTGAAATTTTGAATTTCCTGGCAAACAAGTGCCGGGTGGACATGTCGGGAGCAAACTTGGGTAAATCAAGCGTGTCCCGCGGGATCATGGCCGTATTATGGTAACCATCTTCAACAAACCTTGGTGCATAGTTTGCTGTGTGGTCTAACGCCTTTCGGGCGATCACCCCCACAATCGGGCAATTTGGTGTTTCGTAGCACGCGCTCAAAGCCTTGGCTCGCAATAGCTGGTTCATTACTTTATCCCCAGCATGGATGCAGCTGTGAGTCCATCCAAAGGTCTGCAAAAATCGCTTCGGGTCACGTATTATTTGACCAGAACGCGAAAAAATCATTCCACAAAAGGATGCCTCACATGGATCATCGACTTCATCTATCTTTATGTCGAAGCCCAGGCCCGCGTACATCTGAGTTGTGATTTCACCGTTCACTGCGAACAGTCCGTCATCACCCTCAACGAAACCATCGAGGTCGAACCCTTGTTCATGGGCCACGAATAATGCCAGCATCAGGTTGGTAAATCCATTGCCCAGGGACGTGTTCATTTCCCCGCTCATCCGCCTTGCCTTGACAACAGCGGACACACCCACACGGGTACGTAGGTGATTCTTCCCAGTGAGAACAGAAAATAAGAATTTCAGGTCATCAGCTGGCAGCCAGGGTAAGAGTTCCTCATATAAGACAAACTCTATGTTACGCTGGACCTCAGCTGTGAAGTGCTTCTCAAAGGAAGTGAAGTCTGTTTGGAAATAACGCAACCCAGCCCGCTTTAGCGCCATGACTTTAGCAGGGCGCTCCGGTACCGGGGTGTGTTTTATAAAATGGGGGTCTTCGTAGACAACTTCTTCGATGGCGTGGAACAGAGGACCACACCATACTTTGAAGCTGTCAACCCGCGAGTTGATCCACCGCACATACTTCCACTCCCCATACGACTCCAATTTGGGGAAAGACTTCACTTTCGAGGCGTCTTTCATTGAAGGATGGGCTCCCAAGCACCTGGCGTGGGCTTCGGCGAGCTCGGCTTTCCGGGCTTGTGTGTAGGGGGCGGCGGCAAGCCAATCATCACAGGATATCCGTCGTGCAATTCTATAATTCTTTCGAACATAGGATCGGACGAAGGCGCGGAGCTTTCGGAGTCTGATTGGGTTTGCTTCTTTCGTTGGCCCGACGATCCGCTTCCGGAACCCTTGGATAAGGGTTTCTTGATCTTTGCGGTCTGGGCAGAGGGGGGCGAGTCCTGGGACGCTTCCATAAGGTAGCTGGCGAAAGTTTTTAGTTCTTTCATGGGCTTTTTCGCGGCTCTTGATGACTTCGTCATCTTGTGGTGGAATCGTTTGTAGAGGTGTTTCACGGTGGCGAAATCCAAACGAGTATATTTTTCTTCCGCAGACGACTGGGCCCCACCGAAAGTAGGATTTCGGTGATGCCCACTTGGGTAGATATCGTCGTATATCAACCCAGAGACGTCCGCGTTTCGCTGAAAAACCGAACCAGCTTCAAACGAATAGCACGCAACTAGATCTGTGTTGTGGCGCCACTCGGATTTGGTAGCTGGTAAGGGAAAATTTGCTTCTTCTCTCAGTATGCGATGAACTAAGTCGTTCGCGGTGTCGCGCGAAGAGCGGGGGTTCATTGCGGCGCGTGCTGAAGAGTAGAAATGGGGAATGTAGACAAAACGGAAGGTCTTCCAGAAAACCCGAGACCGCATTAGGCCAAGCAAGGGCTTGGCGATAGTGCGGAGAATTCCTGGAAATATTGTAAGCACGGAGATGGCCCTGAACCACAGGCTTAGGCCCCAGAATGTCCCTCCTAAGATGAACATAACTAGAGCCACCCTGTAGGCGTTAAACACACCTGAGAGCAACTCGAGGTTGGTAAATGCCAATATAGAATAAATATATTGGAACACCATGCCCAACCTCATGTTGATTACCAGGTCTGAAAACGCCTCGTACTGGACTTCAACTACAATGAAGTCCGCCTCCACACGCTTTACTACACGCTCCGACAACAAACCGTCTCGTTCGGTTGTGTTGTACCTGGCTTCGCGGACTACGATAGTCTTAGGGTCGCCATAAAAGACGCTCCGGACTATCTCGTCCAACACAGCCTGAGGGGCGCGTTCTCCATCAAGGAGTTCACGTGGGGGTTCGGGTTTCTCTCCGTCTGGTTCGCCTTTCGGCGCAACCCCAGCCCCGCCTTTCAGCGGGGGTTTTCCTCCCTTCTCTCCTCTCCTCACTGGGTGCTCGACGGTGCAAGGTGCTGTTGCAGCTTCAGGAAGCTCCTCCTTCACCTTTTCTTTACCCTTGAGAGCGCGCTTTTGCTCCTTGGATAAATTAGCGGCGTCGGCGATCGTGCTAGGTCCACCCCCATCAGCAGGTTCAAAGATCTCGTAGTCGTTAGTCACAGACTCAACGATTTCGTGCATCATGATCCGCTGATCAGGTAGGAAGAACACGTTCGCATTGCACATGGGGCAGAGCTGGAGCTTTTTCTGGTACTTGCAGTTAAACAAGCCACCAGTTTTACGGCACCGAAGTGTGATAGTAGTACCAAACTTTGGTCCTGGATCCAGTTCCACGCAACCCCGTTGAAGGCCCACCTTAATCATCTGTGTAAGTGCACGAACATCAAGCCCCTCGGCCTTGAGATCGTCCAGCTGGTGCTGGTACACGACGATTGGTTTGCCCCCCGGTCCCAACTCGGGAAGAGTACCGTCACGCTTGTAACGTGCCGCCATTTGCAACAAGGTCATCTCCTTTCGCTTCTTGGAAAAATGACCTGGCGCACGAGTAAACTCGCGGATGTACCTCTTCTCCTTCTTGCTCATGACTTCGGTTCCAGTATGGACCCGACGTTTATGAGCCGCCCGTTCCCGTTTCTCCCTCAAGGCGACCATGTCCACCTTGACTGGGGTAACAGGTTGATCCAAAAGGTCATGTTTAAGTGCTGACTTAAATCTCTCAGACCCTGTGATCAATTTCCCTTCTTTTCCGGGCATTCCAGCTAGCGCAAATCTCTTGCCATGTGCGTACTCGGTTTTCTTCCTTTCCCGCAGTTGGCATGCTCGTTTCTCCTCCCATTCCAGATCGGCATTGGCGGCGTTTTGCAGAAACTCGAGATCGAGCTCTGCACAACCCACGCCACGCCTCGCACGGGTGTGCTTACGATCGGGATTCGGCGCAAACGTAACTTTGTATTTGATTTGGTCCGCAGCGGCAACTCTCGCCTATGCACCCGCTAGTGCATAAGCCCGCCTTATCGGGTCGCATATATATCTGCGTTGTCCTTAGCTAGGCGAATGACAAGTAAACTATTTCTAGAACCTTGACGCTATTTTTACACCTCACCGCTCGACAAGTCGACACGGCAAGGGCCAGATTGCCAGACATTCAGCTTTAAAGGCTGCGTTTCTGTGTGGCCGTTCTAAGAACGTGCTTTCATTGCTTGAAACCACCCAAGCAAAATAGTGGTCGCGCAAATGGCAATTAGAGACAAGGCAGACTAATGTATGTTTAAAGGGTGAATTCCTTTAAACATACATTCCTGTTCCAATGTCGAAAATTATCG